ACTCATATGTTTGTCCTCTTGCAAGATAAATTGTGGGATCCTCTGCAGCACTCAAATTACCTGGACCAGTAAAGGTATAGTGACTAGAACCACTATTAGCAACTGCCCACTGTGATGTAACAAGATCGTTGCCATGACCACTAAATGAAGTAGCACTAGCAATACCAGTCGTCAGTGTTCCCTGATTTGTAGTCTCGAATTTTTTGGTTCCATTAAATGTCAGTTCTACCTGATTATCAAGAGTATATCTAAATCCATATTCATAATTAGTACCATCATCAGATGAACCACCTATTTCTATAGTTCCACCTTGATATGATTGAATTCTGTTACCTGATCCAAGATGTCTTATTCTTAGATTTTGTGGAGCATCTCCAACATCCAATTGAGTAGCAGTAGCAACACCAGCAACAATTAAAGAAGCAACATCTACATTGACAGTAGTTCCAATACCAACTCCAGTTAAGTTTGATCCATCACCAAAGAGAGTAGCAGCAGTTACTGAACCAGCAGTAGAAACATTAGAAGCAGTTAATATTCCAGTTACAACTGCATTAGTTCTTATATCTACTCCATTATTGCTATTAAGGTAGACCTTATCATTAGAATCTGTTCCACTAGCGGTAATATTAGTTCTAGCACCACTATCAAGATTCATACCATAAACGGAGTAGATAGCTGCTGTTGAACCATATGAACCCCAACCAAAACCAATTCTCAAATTATCTGCTGCACTTCCCCATCTAATTACATCACCATTACCTGCACCATTAACAAAGTGAATTGTATTCTCATCTATTAAACTTATCGTTTTACCAGTATAAACAACTACGTCATCTGTGATAGTTGTTATTCCAAGAGTAGAAATACCAGAAACATTTAAAGAACCAGTATTTACATGAGATGTACCTGCTGAACCCGTAATTGTTACTTGTCCACTTCCACCAGAAACACTTATATTATCTCCAGCAACAATAGAAGTAACAATACCAGGTGCCAGGTTGGTAGTCGAACCTGCACCTAATAAGGTGTAAAGTTCATCAAAATTACTATTGACTCTAGCAGCACCAACTAACAGACTACTACCTGTGCCGTCGTCTGGTGCTGCCCCCGTTGATATTCCTAACTTTGCCATTTATAGAGCACTAGATTTAAAAGTATTTAGATAATATAATTAGAGGACTTCAAAGGAATTGTCCGTTGTACTAATGGCCAAGTAGAGATTCCACTTATACCATCATTTGGATAAACCTCAAACTGATTAGTTTCAGATCTGCCTGTAAGAGTAATCTTACCCCAACTATAATTACCAAAGTAATTAGAAGCAGTTATGATTCCTGCAAATCCACTTCCTGTTCCTTCACCATCATCATCAAAAGTATAGAACTCAGAAGAGAAGTCAATACCAGTGGTTCCAAAGGTAACCGTTGAAAGACCACTTATATTTGCATAAACTCTTCTTACAACAGTCATTCCCACACCAACTACATTTCTAGTAACATTACTTACTGCACTTACTTGGTATATGTTATCAATAAATTGAGTTCCTACACCAATTATATTGTTATCAGTATCCTTAGAAGTTATAGATGTTGTGGCACTTCCTGCATTAGATGCGAAGACCATGAAGTAATCTTGAAGATCAAGAGAACTAATAGTAATCGCAGTTCCAACTAATTTTGGTTCTCTTAAATCAGAATATGTTGGAATGTATAAATCCATAATCATCTTATCAACAGTACTTATTGTTGTAGTACCGAATCCAACAACAACACCATAGTCACCAATATAGGAGTCAACATCATTAGTCTCAGAAACCAAAGTAGGAGGTTCAATGAGAACTTGAGGACTTTCACTATAATTTGTACCACCGAATGATACCGTTACACCTATAACTGAACCACCACTAATCTGTGCTGTTGCAGTTGCAGTAGAACCAAATCCAACAGCGTTAGAAATGACTATATTTGGTACTGAATCATATCCAGTTCCTCCACCAACAACAGAGATAGAACTAATAGTTCCTCCAGTAGATACAACAGATGTAGCAGTAGCACCTGTTTTTACTACTTGAGATGTTAAAGTAACTTGATCTTGGAATGTAAGACCAACATCACTCTCATTTTGAGAATCAAATATAGGTTTTACATTATCAACATAGAGTTGAGTTGAGGTTACTCCAACCGCCTTAATGATATTTGCTGCAGGAATAACACGAGGTTCGTATAATCCTCTATCCTTAGAAACTTCTTTTCCATTAAGAATCATATCTTCTGTCTGCCTAGTCAAAATAACTGGTTTAGTTTGATTAGGATCAGCAGTGATACCTGGACCATAATAAGGAATAGTATCTACATTATTTGTAGACTTAATTAATGTAACTGTTCTTGGGTCTTCTTGTAGATAAGATGGAGTAGGAGCATATGCACTCGGAGTTAAAGTATCACCAACTTCAACAGGTTCTATAACATCTCTAAATTTAACATCTTGATCACCACTACCCTTGTAGAAAATTATCTTACAAGTATCTTTTGCTTTAGGTGCTTCAGTAAATGTAAGAGTACTTCCACCCTCAAACTTAAATCCTTCACCAGGAACCTGAAGAACATCATTAACAAAGATTAGAAGAGTATCTTCAATATTAATAGGAGAACCTTTGCTTGCTCTTATAGAAACAACTACTCCTCCCTGACTTAATGGGAAGGTTAGTCTATTTCCATCAAATAAGTATGCAACATCATCTAAGTCTTGTAATTGACCTACAGACCAACCAGTAAACTCATCAGTAAATATTTCATCTATTGTTAATTGGAATTCATGATAAGATGAAGTTGTAGGTATTCCTGTGGTTCCACCGATAGCTACAGTTAAGATTTCTCCGTTACCATATCCATATCCAGTATTTTTAAGAGTAAAGTCTGTTACACTTGAACCTCTACCAACTACTATATCAATTGTTGCGTTAGAACCTATTCCAGATACAGAAGATGAACTGTATTGTAAAGGAACATTTGAATAACCAAGTGGTGAGTCAAAAACAACTTCCATTGGCATCTTAACACTTCCACCTCTAGCATAAAGGTGTGCTGTTGTTGATATACCAACGTTTACAGCAAATGTATTAGAATCCACTACCTTGAGAACATCGGTTCCTTCTGCAGCAGGATCAGTTGCTCTTGGAGTCATCAATGACCTTTGAACTGTTCCTCCTGACTGATAGAATGTAGGTACTGTAGAAACACCAACATTAGTCTCAAATTTCTGAACAGAAATAATCTTAGTAACTACAGAACCAGAATAATATGGGTCAGTTGTTCTTGGATATACATGAGTAGATGAACCACCATCTAATCCACATGTCATTGCAATTCCAGTAAAGATTACATCCTTACCTACAGATAAAGCATGAGCAC